CATGGAGCCACGGAGTTTGCGATACAAAACTCGGCTTTTAGATCTGCTTTCATGTAGAACTAATAGGTCCGAAAGACTCTCCGCTATTAGACGGATGGAGTTCAAACCGAAGCCTCGGAGGATGGCTTCGGGGCATTCTCACCCTGTTGCAGCAGCTGCCAGGAGTGATGCATGCTTATTTCTTGGCGCAGTGGCTGAAAGGCTCGGCAAGCGTCGTTATGACATAAGTATTTCAGCACGCGATGTGCGCGATCGTGCCGTTGGGTCGCGTCAGTATCGTGTTGCGAAGGATCTTTTGTCTGATGCACGACATGACTTGCTGGGCCCAGATGACTTCGTTACGATGGTTGATACCGATTATCACATGACTCGAGAGCAATTCTCGCAGTATGCTGGACATGATATCGGCATCTACGCGTTGAGGCCAAACGGTCTCCGCGGGTCCACTACGGATTCCGTCTGGGGTTTCATCTCGCCTACGACTGTTGTTGAAGAAGTTGCCGGAAACGCAACTTATCAACACCAGGTTTGGGACTGGGGTAAGGACATGGTGGTTCTGAGCCGGGGCTTGAAGACATACATTTATGATCCAGTTGTCTTTGAAGTCTCGGATTGTCGAATCGTCGTTGTTTTGCTCCTGGCCCGGACGTTGAGATTGCCAATCCCCTTCGCCAATTGGCTTGTTCCAGGGCTTAAAGCTCAATTACCATCCAGAATGGAAGTGTTTATTCACGGTAAATTCATTGTTGGAAGTTTTGGGCGCCCTGGCGATCGCCGCATCCATGTTATTTCAGCTGATCAGTATGGTGGAGAGACCTCGATTAAAGTTCGCCCGGACACGTTCCGGGCACTTAGCATCGCCTCTACCATCCCAAACAGTGATCGTCCAAACACGAAACTGCAACTGTTACCATCGGATGTGCAAAAGATCACAAGAAATTGTGATGACAACCCAGGCGAATATGGGTGCTATGTGCTTTCAGCATATTTTACCACTTCTTACCGACCCATGCAGTTTTGCAATTACCAAAGTCGTGGAGCCTTGACCTTAGAGTCAGGTTCCCCTACAACGGTTGTGGCCGGCCCGCCACTTGTTGGTGGAGGTTGTGGTCCTACTGCTAGTAGCAACAACGAACATCGGGCGATTGAAGCTCGTATCGTTGGCGTAGCGAACGACAATTCATTTCCAGAAGATTTGGTCATCTATGCTGGGGAATTTGTCGATCTTGTTATCCCTCGGGCTGGTGTCTTGGCACCAGCGGGAATGCCAGAGCTGCGGCTGGCACAAAACAAGCCCACCCAACAGTCCAGGCGATTGCAAGAAGATAAGCATTTGCCAGACCGTAGTAACCAACTGCGAACGACTTCGTTTCAGAAGAAGGAGTCGTATGTCAAGCCCGGTGATCCCCGTATTATCAATCAAGTACCAACTGACCACACGAATCGACTTTGTTGCTATTCTATGGCACTTAAGCCGTTGTTGAAGAAACATCGTTGGTTTGCTGTGTGCATGTCACCACTACAGCTAGCTAAGAGTATTCAAGGCATGCAGAAGAAATGTGGTGCACAATTGATTGGTGGAGATTATAGTCGTATGGACGGACGAACGTCTGTTGCGTATCGACGCAACGTACTTGAGCCGTTGTACATTAGAGCGTTTGCTCAAGAGTATCGTTCAGAAATATCGTCATTGTTGCGCAAAGAGGAGCGTGCGCGTACGCGCACGCGAAAGTTTGGTGCACGGGCGATTACTAACGGTGCCAATTTGAGTGGATCGGGCGTTACGACCGATCTCAATACGCTTGATGCCGCTTTCAACGAGTATGCCGCACGGCGTCGTTTAGGACAACAACCTGATGTAGCTTTCAAGAAATTGGGGCTATATTTTGGTGATGATTCCTTAGTCGACCCTACCGTGTTCGACACTGTCGTTGAGGTGGCTACTGCAACGGGAATGCAGTTGGAAAGGGAGACTGTGCCTGAGGATGCAGGCCCCGGTTACGCGGTATTCCTGTCCCGCGTTTACCCAGACATCCGGACGAGCCTAGCGTCCCACCCCGTGGTGGTGAGAAGCTTGCGCAAGTTGTGTACGATACAGTGCTCTCCAAATGTGGATCGAGCTGATCAGTTAATGCGGCTGCGCTTTAAGGTCGATGCTGTGCTTGTCACTGACCAACATGTACCCGTGTTGGCAGCATACGCACGAGCATTGAAGCGAATTTTGAAACTTGATGGAATAGGTCGGCATGAGAGTGAAAGTGTTGAGAAAGCAACATACACTCGTAAGGCCGGTCAGGGCCCTTATCCGTATGATGATACACAAGTTACTCGGGATTTGCTGGTGCAATCTGTTGCACAAGGGTTGGGAATTTCAGTCAATGAACTCCTCCTTCTTGAGCGCCGCTTAGATGCGGCCAAGACGGTTGAGGACCTTCCATCTGTACCGGGAGGAACTGGTGCAGAGGAATTGCCGAGCTGGGCAGACTGGGTTCCGACAGAAACAACGGCTTAATGCGTACAGATCCGTCTTACGCGAAAACACATACATATTTTTCTCTTTGCACTCAATAAAGATTAACGCAAATAATGCCCCAACGTCGTCGACAGAAGAAGCCCAAACCTACCAGAATGGTTCGAGCTACTCAGCAGCCGTTGGACCGCCTGGCCCTGATGTATCGGAACTTGCTCCGAGATCCTTGTGGCGCAACTATGGTTGCTCCGCCTGCGCCAGGTCCGTCTTCCGGTTTGTTCGTTCGCCAAAGGTATTTTCTCAATTTGTCCAATCCTTCCGTGAACAACAAGACGTCCCAGAGTTTCGTTGCAGTACTGCAGCCTGCGAAGGGTACGCTCAAGTACGCCAGTCAATCGCAAGGTTGGCAAACGGTGGACCTCGAAATTGGACTACTTTCTTCGACAATTTGTCGTGCATATCGTTGCGTCGCTGCATGCATGAAGTGGATTCCTACTGGAAGCGTCATGAATCGTTCAGGACTCATTTCAACCGGATACGTGCTGGACCAAGTGGACACGACGACCTCAGTTTTGGACGGTACAGTTCCTAACTGGCAGTCTTTGTGCCCTAAATCTGTTTCCAACACTGGAAACGGTGAACCCATTGAGGTCCGCTGGATTCCATCTGGCCCTGAGGATGTCGAGTTCCGTTCCAACGATGTCGTGTACAACGCTGACACTGGTTCCTGCCTTATTGTTGGGCGCGATGTCGATTACACAACTGGTACGTCTGCTGCTACTTCCAATGGTTACCTTGAGGTCACCATTGTTTGGGAGTGGCTTCCGTCCAGTGGTGCTGGCATCGTCGCGCCTTTGCAGGTTGGTTCTCGTTCCACTATGCAGCAGGTATTGTCCACGATTGGAAATCTTACAAATTTTGTTCTTGACCACCCTGTTGGTCGTGCCCTTGGCCGTGGAGCTGCTGGCATGATCATGCAGCGAATGGAGAACACTTTTGCAGGTCCGTCGTTGACGTACCACTAGAACACTTGCATTTTGCATTGAATTAGCCTACTGAAGCAGGTGCGCGAGGGTATATCGGCCCACAACGCAGAACCTAATCCGA